GGTGAAGGATAACAAAGCGGACCTGCAAGACTTTATCAATTCAGATCTGGGCGAACTGTGGGAAGACGCGCCGAAGGTAGCAACGGCGAAGAAGCGCATATGGGAAATCCGCGACCGCAACCAGTTCAAGCGCGGGACCGTACCGACAGACAAGAAGTGCTACATCATCCTGGTTGCTGACGTACAGAAGGCACATATCCCGTGGACTATCTGGGCGATGCGACCGCACGACGCATGGATGATCGACCACGGACTCGCGTCGGTATTGGAAGACCTGGACGACATCGCAGTCGGACCGTTCAAGGATTTAAACGACGAAGACCACGCGGTTCAGAAGATGGTCATAGATACAGGATACCGGACGACGGAAGTATATGACTTCTGTCTACGGCGCCGGAATATGACAATACCGATAAAGGGTGAGAAGGGAAGAATCACCACGGCGACCGCACCAGTCAGACCGCAGAAGATCGGACACTGGCCGAATGGGAAAGCAATGCCGTCGGGATTGGCGCTAATACTCCAGCACATCCACCCGCGCTATTTCAAGGACGAACTGGCCGACCTGCTGGCGAAACCGGAACTGCTGGAAGACCAGACTGAAGAAGAAGTCCTGTATGATATGCCGATGCGCCTGCACTTCCACGAAGACATCGACAGCGACTTCGTGGACCAGGTGACGGGTGAAGTCCTGATGGAAGACAAACCTGATAAACACGGTCAGGTCAACACGTTCTGGAAGAAGATACGAACAAACGACTTCAAGGACAACTGCGAATATGCGCTGGCGACGCGGTATATGATGCGTCTGGATCTGTTGAGACTGGAGAACTCAGAAACTGAACCGGCGCCCGAAGTGAAGGAAACGCCGGCAGAAAATCTTGACGATGTAAACGATGGAATGCAAGTTACTTATGACGACGACGACGACTGGTAAGAATTTTTGATTTGACAGATTCAAAAACAATATGTTAAAAGCGGGGGCAATTATGAGTGACAATGTGCCGAAGGAAAAGGTCAAGGACACGATAATGGAAGCGGTCGACAACTTCCTGGAAAGGGACCATGCAGAGCTGAATATCACGAAGCACCAGAACCAGATCCACATAAACGATACAAGCAAGAGCAAAATAACAGTTCCGAAATAATTAAATAGTTCCGAGCAAATTCGCAGGGGCAGTCAGTTAAACACTGGTTGTCCCTTTTTTTGTGTAAAGATTTTTGAGCGAGGGCAACATGGCCAGAACAGCAGCTGACATTCAAAACGAAATAAGCCTAGTAGACGCTGCAATAGCAAGCGCATTAAAAGCAGGATTGTCTTATTCGCGTCCTGGTTTTGCCCGGACTCAAATGTCTTTATCTGAACTACGCACGCACCGGAAAAGCCTGGAATCGGAACTGGCGAAGGTAGAAGGCAGCACCGGCGCGGGACTTGTATCTGACTTCTCAAATGCAAACGGAACGGACGGTGACGCCGATGATTGGTAGAAAAACGAAAGCATTCTTTTCGAGAATTAACAGCGCACTACGGCCCAGCGGAAAGCGCCCGACCGGAAGCACTACACCAGGAACACCTGAACGGGACATGACACAGCTGGACCGACGGACTGCACTGGCGAAAGCACGGCAGCGCGTAGAGGAGTCACCCATTGTTTCAGGCATACTTCAGCGACTGGCCGACAATGTGGTCGGCACTGGGTTCCGCTTGATAATGACGACAGGCGACAAGGAACTCGACCGGGAAATACAACACCGCTGGAATATGGCGAAGGACAAGCTGGACATTCGCGGTATTCGCACGTGGGGCGGACTCGGACAGATGTGGTATATCCGCCGGAAGGTCGACGGGGATATCGGCGTGAACATGGTCGACGGTGGAATCTATGACGACGGCACAACGCGCAGTTATCTCGAATCACTGGAAAGTGATCGGATATATAAGAACCTTTCAAACTACAAGGACACAGGCATCGACTTCGACGGAGTAGGGCGTCCGGTCCGGTACTGGGTCGGACCACGCAGGGAAATCGGCGACCCGGCGCCGACACCTGACATCGCTGCCGTGAAGTCTTTATCAGCAAGAAACTTTATACTTTATGCGTCATATCTCGGACACCGTGCAGAACGCGCCCGTGGTGTTTCTGAACTACTGGAAAACCTGAACGCATTCACGGACCTGGAACAGATCATGGACGCCGTTATCCAGAAGGTGAAGAATGAATCGTTCATGGGCCTGAAGTTTGAAATCGCACCAGGACCTGACGGCAGTATATTCGGGGCATCTGAATCGACGAAGACATCTGAAGACGGGAAGACCCGGCGCCACGTGAAGCTGGTCCCCGGAATGAACGTGAAAACAGAGAAGGGCGAAACCGTCGACGTCATTGAAAGCAAAAGTCCGAACGGGAACTTCATGCCGTTCATTCGTTTCCTTCTCCGCTACATGGGAACACGCTGGGGTCTTCCGCTGGAACTTATGCTTGGCGACTTTTCCGACACTAACTATTCAGGCGGACGCGCACTGTTGCAATGTGCGAAGAAACGGTTCGTCGTGGAACAGCACGAACTGGGCGCTGTATGCTCGCGGATCTTCCAGTGGTGGCTGGCGCGTGAAATCAAATACAACGGGCTGGAGATACCGAAGGAAATCGCAGACAAGAAGAAGCAATGGAGTCACCAGTGGGGATATCCCGGCTGGCCTTACCTGGATCCATCGAAGGAAATCAAAGCATACGCCGAAGCAATCGCGAACGGACTGACATCACGACAGGCAGTTCTGGCAGAGATAGGGGACCAGGATATCGAAGACATAGCGAAACAACTGGGAGAAGAAGAGAAACTTTTTGCTGATGAAGGCGCAACCATAACAATCGGACAACCCGGAGCATCGACCGCACCGGCGGAAGGTGACGACGAAGACGGAGAAGAAGACGATGAAGACTAAAAAAACGGACGAAGGCGCATTGATAAGCACGACATGGTATGACGTCCGCGCACAGGCTGAAGGCGAACTGGAAATAAACATCTTCGAAGAAATAGGATTCATGGGTGTGACGGCTTCGGAGTTCATCCGCGAGATTCAGAACGCTGACCCTGACAAGATTCTGTTGCGCGTCAATTCTCCCGGTGGTAGTTTCTCGCAAGGACTCGCGATATACAACTTCCTGGACAACCACCCGGCGGAAATCAATGTGGTGATAGAAGCGTTCGCGTCGTCCATATCGTCCGTGATAATACTGGCAGGTGACACCATTACCATCCCGGAGAACGGCTTCATATTTATCCACGAACCATTCCTTCAGAACATCGAAGGGAATCGTGAAGATCTACTCAAGGCGGCAGAGAAGTTAAGGATGTTGACAGAATCAATGTCCGGTATTTATCAGAAGAAGACGGGACTGGGTAGCGAAGAAGTGAGCGCCTTAATGAAAAATGAAACATTGCTGAGTGGCGAAGAAGCTCTGGAAAAAGGGTTTGTCACTGACGTCACACAGGCGCAGGCGATAGCAGCAAGTTTTGATATAGGTAAGCTGGGGATTAAATCCCCGGAAGCACAGGCAAAAATCGAACAAAACAAAGGAGTTAAAGAAATGCCTAAAACTAAAGAAGAAATGAAGAAGGAAGCGGACGCAAAAGCAAAGGCCGAGGAAGAAGCCAAGGCGAAGGAATTAGCTGAAGCAAAAGCAAAGATGGAAGAGGAAGCCAAAGCAAAAGAGGAAGCCGAAGCGAAAGCCAAGGCGGAAGCCGAAGCCAGGGCAAAGGCCGATGAAGAAGCAAAGGCAAAAGGCCGCGCTGAATTTCTGGCGTTCCGTGATGCGTTTGGCGAGAAGGGCGCGACGTACTACTCTGAAGGGCTTACGATGGAACAGGCTACAGCTAAGTACCTGACCGATCTGCGCGAAAGCAACAAGGCGCTGGAAGAAAAAGTCAAGGCTCTTAAATCAAATCCGACAGACGGAAACGCAGCAGCTGGATTTGACGCCAGCACTGGAACACAGGGCGACGAACCAAAAGCAAAATACACTTACCAGCAGTGTGTAGCATTCTGCAAGAAGTCCGGTGGTGACGCGCAGAAGCTGTACGATTCATTCGTCGCAGAAGCGAAGGAAGAAGCACTGAAGGCACAAGGGTAAAACAGAAGAAAAGAAAAACGGAGGAAGAAGGAAATGAAGAAAAGAATTATATTAGTTGTGGCACTGCTGCTTTGTGGCGGTATTGCATTCGGCGCAGCCCTAACAGCTGCAAGGAACACACCGTCAAGGTCCGGCGAAAAGATACAGCTGACCGTGGCTGACACAATCACTATCTATGCTGGGGCAATGGTCGCAGTGGATAGTTCCGGCGAAGCACAGAACGCAGCCGACACTTCGGGATACCAGGTCGTCGGACGTTGTGACAAGACTGTCGACAATACCGACGACGGCGAAACTGTTGACGTCGAACGTGGTGTCTTCGGATGGGCGAACGCTGGCGACGTTACTGATGCGAATATCGGGGACATCGCATATGTGATTGACAACCAGACAGTATCCGCAGCAACCAACGGAAGTAACAGCATAATCGCCGGGACAGTCGTGGACGTGGATAGTTCATATGTGTGGGTTGATACCTTCCATATCGGACGCACTGCTGGAGCATTCACAACCATATCCGCTTCGGGCGCATCAACACTGTCAGCAGTAGACGCCGACAGCTACACTGTAGACGCTGGCGCTGGTCTTGACAATCAGGCAGCCGGAACATTGGCACTCGGTGCAGCTACAGCCACAAAGGTCGAAATCGCTGACGCAGATGTGGAGACTGAAATTGAAGGAACACTGTCATGCGAACAGGACGTCGAACTGGCATACGCTAACAAGACCGCAAACTATACGACTACAGCCAATGATTGCGTTCTGAGTTTTGACACATCCGCAGCAACCACAAACACTCTGCCCGAAGCGTCGACTGTATTAGGCAAAGTCTTCTTTGTCGCATTGCAGGACGACGACGGCGACCTGGAAGTGTGGACTGATGGAACTGACACATTCGACGGTACAAACAACAAGATCACATTCGCAGACGCAGGGGATTCACTTTCCGTAATGGCGACAGCTGCGAACGTATACACGATTCTGCTGAACGTCGGCGGAACACTTGGAGCACAGTAATCCTAAAACTGTAAAGAAAGCGAGGAAGTAGAAAATGGATATTAACAGAGCAAACATTGAAGTGATGTTCCAGGAATTCAAGGTGGCTTTCACTGAAGGATTCAATTCTGGAGTAGAGCGTCGTATTCTCGACACAGTGGCACAGATCGTTCCAAGCACAGGAAGTTCAGTGGTTCACGCATGGCTGACACAGAACCCGAAGATGCGCGAATGGATTGGCGACCGTTTGGTGAACAACATCGAATCGGACAACATGACGATCACGAACAAGAAGTACGAGAACACCATCGAGATCCCACGCGAGGACATCGAGGACGACCAGCACGGTCTTTATACACCACTGGCCCGTCTGATGGGTGAGGAAGCGTCATCGCATCCCGACGAACTCCTGGTCGACGAACTGACCGCTGACAACAACTGGGGCGCTGACGCCGCTGCGTTCTTCGGAACGTCAAGGACTTACGGTTCAAACACCATAAGCAACCAGACCACAAACGCGTTGAGTGCATCCACATTCAACACAGCAGTCCAGACCATGCAGTCGTATCTGGGACACGCTGATAATCCGCTGAACACAAGACCGTTCGCGCTGGTAGTCGGACCGTCCAACAGGACCACAGCATTCGACATCCTGGAAAATGATATGCGTGCAACGCAGACTTCCAACGGTGTCGCAACCCAGAACCCGAACAAGGGACTGGTCATGCCTGTCGTTTCAAGTCGTCTGGTCGGCACATACGCGAACTACTGGTATCTTCTCGGCGACGTCGGTGGCGTTCGTGGTGTGATCTACCAGCAGCGCGACGTGGCTGAATTCCAGTCAAGCAGGATGAACCCGGACAGCGACTACGTATTCCAGACGGACAAGTTCCAGATGGGTACACGCGCACGCGGTCGGGCATTCCTGTCACTTCCGCACCTTATCTATCGCGGAAGGGTAGCAGCGTAGACAATCAAGTCGAAAGGGTACGGTGTGAATCACCGGCCCTTTTGACATAAAGGAGGAATATCATGGCTGCTAAAACCGAAGAACAAAAAGCCGCTGAAAAGAAACATGAGGCGGAACAGGCTGAAATCGCAAAGGCGAAGAAGAAGGCTGAAGAAGTAGCAAAGGCCGAAGCGAAAGCCGCGAAGGAAGCGGAAGCGAAGCGCGTGGAAGCTGAACAGAAAGCCGCTGAAGAAAAGGCAGAACAGGACGGACGCGGAAAGAATAAAGCACCGCGTAAGGGTTCCGCACCTGTTAAAGCTGCACTGAAGGCGCTGAACGATGCGAACGATGCGATTGCCAAGTGTTACAATAAAGACGGTGTACCGCCGCATGACCGTGTGAATTTTGCACGTGACTATATTGAAGCCGGAATCAGTAACCTGGAAAAAGCAATCCCTGAAATCAAAGACGCTGACAAATAAGACAACGGGAACGGACAGGTCAGCGGTGTAGATTCCCGGCCTGTCCGTCTTTACTATGGCAATAGATAAAACAGTTTTTAGCGACGACCTGACAAACGTCATTCAGGAAATGCCGTATGACTTTGTACTGGCCGGGAAGACTGTGGAGTGTATGACCGGGCAACTGGACAAGGACGAAGAACTGGAAATCCCCGGAGTATATAAGAACACCGATTTACAAGTGTCGATTAACGTGGATGTGTGGGAAGCGGAACGATCCCAGCTTCCACAGATAGGCGAGAAACCGACCGTCGACGGAACAGAGTACAGAATATCAAATACAGGATTAAGCACCTGCAAGAAGCAACTGATGATTGATTTAATGCGAGTTTAACAATGGCCGAAACCGACGTAAAATTTGAAATGATAACTGACACGAAGCAGTTCAGCATGGATATGCACCGGCTGACTAAACAGTACGGCGTCGGCGTGGATGAAGTTATGCGGGACCAGATGCGACTGTGGACGAACGACGTTATCAAAATGACACCGCCGAAGACGCTAGCGCAAGGGCGCGGTGCTGTCATACGGGATCTGAATATGATATTCAGCGACGTGAAGGACAGGGAAGTGATGAACTTCTTTGAGGATCTGGACGACCGTGGAGTGCTTCCGTCGAATATCGTTATCAATGCAGAAGGCAACCTGGACGAAATGGAAGAACGGCACAACCGGACCAGGACACGACGCGGACGGGTGACGGAACATATGAAGCATAAAAAAGGATTTAAACTGGGCAAGCTGGAAATGGACGCAAAGATGTACGTCCCGCGCAGTGCATTCAACAAGTACAAGAAAAAGAAAACCAGTAACGTCGGAATCACGAAGGCTGGGTGGCTGGGTGGTGGCAACCCGTTCAACTCGAAGGCGCCAGCGTTTGTGATGAAGCAGAAGAAGCAGGGTGAAGCTGGGGGTCGTATCGACAAGAAGGGCAACGGCAAACTGTGGGTTCAGAATAATATCCCGTGGGCGTCGAGGCTGGAACACCTGTTCGGACCAGCACGCCGGACACGCGAACGAGACATGAAGAAGCACCTGGAAAAACGCATCCAGAAGATAGCTGACAAGAACCACAACCAGAGTAAAGCGAGGGCCGCATAATGTCAGCACCATATTCGAAGGTTCAGCAGAAGACAGAAGACGCGCTGGAACTGCTTGTGAAGAAACTGAAGGCGAACCAGCTGGGCGGTATGGAATACTTCAAGGGGTTATCGCTGAAGGAACTGACAACACCACGCATCGAGATCGTCGCGTCGGCAGCTGAAGCGCAACGGTTCGGAAGCACACTGACCGGGAACTGGATGGTCGAAGGGTTCATGTCCATCGTCGGAAACAAGGCAGACGTCACACGTGGCGAACACGGGACAAGGGTGGCAGCACTGGAAGACATCATGGTCCGCACAGGCATAGAAGAAACCGTGAACAACCTGCAAGACCTTCAGGATTATACGATGTTCCCGCGCACGTTTTTCCCGACACGTGCAGAACGCTTTATTACTGGCGACGAACTACACACCCGCTTTTTCTTTGAATGCAAATGTGCGCCGTCGACAATAAATCTAAAATAACAGGAGAATATTATGGCTGATGAAATCACAGTAATCGCGACGCTTCGGGTGTCGAACGGACAGCTGTCTGAACGATGGAGCAAAAGCAACCTGAAGGTCGACCAGTCGGCAGCACGCGCAGCAGGTTCGGTTCAGATCATCGGGACCGGAGCGCATGAAGCAATCGTTCTGACAGATATCACGACCGCAGGGTACGCATTCTTCAAGAACATGGAAGCTGACGGCGGGAACTTCGTCGAGAGTCGCGTGGGCG